TAGCGCGATCAATGAATGTGGGATCTTGCACACGATCTCGTGCATATTTTAATTCAGTAATATATACACTGATCAACGGAGTACTAGGCATGCTATTTTCGCTATTGCGATTGATAATACTGGCTGCCTGACGACTACTGTCTCCATAGGTTACTGGTACACGATATAGAGTTCCGTCACCAAATTGAACCTGAAAATTACTCAGAGCTCGTATGATTTGAGTCAAGAAACGTTTCAGTTGTTCGTCATAAAAATGTTGTTGGTACATATTAATAGTCGCTATCTGGTCGTAACAGTTTGCTTAAATTTTGTAAAGTGGGTTCTGTTTCGCCTTGGTTGTCAGTAAATGTGCTGGTGTCATTGATAAATCTGTCAGTCTGTGTGACGCCGTCACCGTGTGTGAGAGTGGTACGTTCAGCATCCTCGACTTTGACCCAGTGATTAGTTGTATAACGGAATAATCGATTAGGCATAAAATCCATTCTGAGAAAATAATCTCCTTCAGCAGGGGTAGTAGGAAAACTAATTCCAGTGCCCACTGTTTTGCCATTGGGTGCAATACCTGAACCCACTAGATAGCCTTCGAATTTTTCCGTCGGGCTGGCATCGGGAGACAGTGGTTCGCTGAGTTTGTTGCCGTCCTTCATGGGTGGTATCCAGTAGGGAGTTACGTCGTAACCACTTTCTGGAACATTTTTTTCAGCCTGTTCAATGATGGCATCATTGACCTGATTTAATTTGCTGGCTACGCTGACAATGTCACTCAGTGTCTGGTTGTTGGTTCCAGCTTGAATTTCGTTGAGAATCTGTTTGTATTCCTGACTGTCCACCAATGGCGTAGCCTTGACGCGCCACAAGTGGGGCCACCAAGTGGGGCTGTAACCTTCTGCACTACGCATAGCCTCTTGCACCACATAAAATCGTTTAAGTGCAACTGGCACTGATTCATCTAAACTGTAAAAGTCCTTGAGATGTGGTAATTCCAGTACATCTCCGGACATAATTTTACGACCCAGGCGTTGCACCATCTCGTTTAAATGGAAAGTGATAAACACTGTGTCATTTTGTAGAAATAGACCAAATTGGCTGAGGTCGAAATCCAGGTCCTGGACATTATAGATACCGCGAATATCATAGATTGAGCTGTCGTACTTTCTGTCGCGATTTTCCAGTAACAGTAGGTCTTGTATGTTTAAGGCACTTTGATTGGCATAGTTGGGCTGCGTGCTATCGTTTTGATTGCTAAACCATACACTACTTCCCACAGCTATGTTACCAGTCACTGTTTGTGTTAGTGTGATGTTGGTGCTGGTTTTGGATCCCACTTTGGCCCCAGCTGGTATGTTAATTCCAAATGCAAATTGCCCCACTGTAACTGAACTGGTGTCTGCCATGGTTATAGTGGCATTGCCAGACACTGTGGCTGCTGTGGTGACTATTTTGCTGTTGTTGTTATTGGGCCCCAGATACTTGTGTATATAGATACTGGTGCCACCCACTGTAAAGATTTCAGCAACATTTCTGTCTATGAACTTGTAATCGTCGGAATGTTGACCATTGGCCCAAAGACTTAATCTTGGCATTCGTTATCTCCTTTATTATTTATGATGGTATAGTATAAATACTTTTATGGACTCACTTGACGAATTAAAAGCAGACGTGTTTGAATATGTCAGATTGCGACTGGGCGGTGATATGGTTTCTGTAGAATTGGATCCAGCCCACTACGAAATGGCCTACAAAAAAGCAGTGGCTACCTATCGCGCTCGTAGTCAGAATGCTGAAGAAGAAAGCTATTCGTTTATGACTCTGGAAGAAGATACCCAGGAATACATATTGCCTCAAGAAATCACTACTGTCAGGCAGATATTTCGTCGTACTATCGGCAGCACTGGTCAGAGCGCCGGCAACCAGTTTGAACCATTTGAAGCTGGCTATTTGAATACCTATCTGCTGAAAGTGGGGCGCACAGGTGGCTTGCTCAGCTACGAATTGTATGCTCAATATCAGGAACTCACCGCCCGCATGTTTGGTGGTTACATCAATTACACCTTCAATCCAGTAACTAAGAAATTGGTACTAGTTCGTCGTCCTCAAAACACCGGTGAGCAAATACTTTTGTGGACATTCAATATGAAGCCGGAAGTTTATCTGCTCAGTGACTATCGCATCAGTAACTGGATCAGAGACTACACCTACAGCATGAGCAAATACACACTGGGCGAAGCTCGCAGCAAATTTGGTACTATCGCTGGACCACAGGGTGGTAGTCAGCTCAATGGTAGTGATCTCAAAAATGAAGCCAAGGAAGAGATGGACAAACTGATCGAAGACCTCAAGAATTACATTGATGGTTCACAACCTTATTCTTGGATCTTGGGCTAATGTTCATTATTGGATGAGCCTGCATAAATACTAGAAGATGGCACCAGCAATCTGCTAACAGAATATTGCTGTCCGCATTGCGGAAAAACTGGCAACGGCCCAGTGATGTTGCGGCATCATTTTGACCATTGCAAGGTTATTGTCTAATTTGCCATTGCATTTTTTGCTTGTTCTTGTTATACTGATAATTACTGTATGAGCAAAGTTTGGGGCATTGTAGGCTGGATCAACAGCGGCAAAGATACTGTTGCAGATCGACTGGTAAACCACTATGGATTTTGTCGATTGAGTTTCGCTGGATCGTTAAAAGATGCAGTAAGCGCCATTTTTGGCTGGGATAGGCAAATGCTGGAGGGCAACACACCAGCCAGTCGTCGTTGGCGCGAAACACGAGACGAATGGTGGAGTCGCAGACTGAATATTCCCGATCTGACACCGCGTTGGGTACTGCAAAATATTGGCACAGAAGCATTGCGTGAGCATTTTCACAAAGACATCTGGTTGGCCTCTACTGAATTACGCATTATTGAAGCTCAAAAACAAAATAAAGATGTGATAATCAGCGACTGTCGTTTCCACAACGAATTTAACATGATTAAAGCACATGGGGGCAAGCTCATAAGGATAGATCGCAAAGATCGCAATCCAGCCTGGTATCCCTGTGCTCTAATGCAAAATCAAGCCAGTGTCAATCAATTGTCTGAAATGGTTTCTCGTGGTGTCACCATGCAGCATCTGTGGCCCGAAGTACACCCCAGTGAATATAATTGGGTGGGATTGCCGGTGGATTTTGAGCTCAAGAATACTGGTACTCTTGACGATCTCCATAATAATATAGACAACATGATGTTGTTGAATTTTACTGGGTCAAAAGTCACTGACCAGGTCGGCATTCCGCCAGCCGCCTCCGCTGACGCTCAGTAAAATCTGACAGTTGGCGCATACTGTTCTGAGATTATTAGGGGCAGTATTTTTGAGATCACCATCTACTGAATAAACAGTAAAAACCTGATGGGCATTGTTGTGAAATCCGCAACGATCACACCGGTTTTTCTTCTGGTAACCTCTTTGTTGCCATAATGGTTTAGAGTAATCTATCTGTTTCTTTTGATGCCAACACTTTTCGCATCTGGTGCGATAGTGTATATTATCATTTTTGTGATAGTTAACAGCACAGGGTTTGATCTTGCAAGTTTTACATAGCGGTCTATTATTCATCGTGTATATTTAAGCAAAACCCTTTGAAAGGTGTCGTGAACCACCCAAAAATCAAACTAATCTATAAATAATGGTAATATGGAGGCTATATCATTATGGCATTAATATCACCAGGCGTTCAAGTTACCATCATTGATGAAAGTAATTATACCCCTGCACCTGCAGGAACAGTTCCTTTCATCGTATTGGCAACATCGCAAGATAAAACCAACCCCAACGGGGATTTGGCTGAATATACCACGGCTGCCAATGCTGGAAAGATTTTCTTGGTTACTTCTCAGAGAGAACTAATCAACAAGTACGGCAAGCCCAATTTCCTAGTAAGTGCGGGTACACCAGTTCATGGTTATGAACTTAATGAATATGGTCTACTAGCTGCTTATAGTGCATTGGGTGTAAGCAACGCTGCTTACATCATGCGTGCAGACGTAAACCTAGACGAACTGACTAGCTCACTGAGCCGTCCCACTGGTGGAGTGGCCAACAACACTTTGTGGTTGGATATTTCCAACACCAAATTTGGTATGTTTGAATGGGAACAAAGTACTAAAACGTTCAGCAATATTACTTCTAATAATGTAACTGGTGACGGAAAACTATTTGTTATCACCAGTAGTTATTATCTGGATGGAAATGAGCCAGTAACTAGTATTGGTAAAGCTGGTGATTATGCTATTGACATGACAGATGTTGATAATCCAGTATTTTTTAAAGCTGGATCCTATACACCATCTGCGGTATCCAACACCTGGGTGCAAGTGG